CTCTTGGCATTTCTATTCTCCTATAGGTTATTAATTATACATGTATCTTTTATTTATGTGGATGTAAAACTGCTGAGCATATCAGTTAGCCTATCACCCGTTGGTGCATCCGAATCATCATCTATTAACGATTCATTGGATTCTTTTTTGTTAAAAACTAATGGTTGTGGTTTACCATCACCATCTTCATCAACAATTCTTAAAAATCTTGGGTCCCATTTTAAATGTACTTGTGTTCCTACCCCATCACTATTTCGTGTTTTTTGGAATATAAAAACGCATTTTCCCTGTGCTTTCATTTCTGGAGTCATAATAATAGACCAGTAAACGTCTGCTTCATTAATCTTACTAATACCGCCTGCAATATGACTATGGTCATGTTCCATGGTATTAACTGCACTTCTATTTAACTGTGATGCAGTAGCTATAAACATATTGTGATCTACACCAATATCACGAAGCTGTTCCGAGCAGCGTTTGTCTTTTTCAAATACATTATCGGCTGAAACGCGTTCATTTGGTGACATTTTATCAAGATAATCTACTATTAATAAATCTGGCATCATATCATGGAATAAGTAATATTCTTTCAAATATGCACGGATTTGATTAGCAGTTGTTCCCGATGGCATATGAACTATATCAATAATACCTTCACACTCTTTATTTCCTGCTGCACGTACACCCGTAATGATTTCATCTATGTGGTCTTTCCAATTACGTCTACTAATACCAGTAAACATTGTATCAAACCGCTGCGCTACTACAGGTTCGGAAAGTTCTAAAGAAAGATAAAGTACATTCATACCCTGATTAACAAAATTGAATGCAAGGTTTGATAGTGTTATAGACTTACCACCGCCAGAATTTGCCGATACTAATAGTAGTTCTTTGCGCGATATACCACCAAACAATGCTTCATCGACGGCTGTCCATCCAGTCGGAAATGTTGGGTCTTCTTCCAACATCTTTTGTAATCGCTCTTCAACTGTATCAAAATAGCGCAAGCCAAGATCTTTTGTTAGTGAAACCAAGGCGGCCAGTTTCATCTGTTCCTGTGCTTCACCGTATTTTTCTTCCTTAATTAAGTTTGGTAAGGCAAGAGATAGTTTTTTCATAGCACCTTGCTTACAAAATCTTTCTATTTCAGTTGCGCAATATTTAACTTCATCTTGTTTTATTTCATGAATTTGGAATTTTTGTCCAGATTCTGCTTCGATTTGTGCAATACTTGGTGTAGTGCTGTAATCATTATAATAACCTTTTATAAATGTTACAGCATTACGAAATTCTGGATCGAAGTAAGAAGATTCGACAATACTTTGACACAATGCAAAAGTATCTGGCGAAGAGATTAGTAACTCTATAAGAAGTTTCTGTTTTTTACTATCCATTATTTTTCTTTATTATAATTATATTGTTATACTTGTATCTGACGTATTGGTGGATACGTCATTTCTATTACATTTTCTTTAACATAAAATTCACCCGAATCGAATACGAAAGAAAATGGATTTTTTGTTTCTGTTATATCATAAACGTCTATGTAATTTTCCGTCGCTTTATCTGATATGGTATATGGTGCATTGGCGTATAGTATATAAACTTCATCTTGAAGAATATCCCTAAACTGTGCACCCATGGATGCATCCCGAATAGCTGTAAATCTAAACGTAGAACCCGATCCTATCGTTTCATTATACATTTCATCTACTATACCAGAAAAACTACGAATTGTATATATTTTTCCTTTTATAACAACCTTATTGTAATCTTTCCAAGATGAACTTGAACTATCAGGCGGTACATCTGCTTTAACATCGTATGTTTTACTAACGGTTGTATTTTGTGTAGTCGTGTATGCAATATTCAGTTGAACTAAATCAGGTGAACCTTCACCAACAGAAGAAACGCGTGTGGCAATAGCTATTTCACCGCCATTAGATATTTGTTGCAATGCTATTTCCGTTGTAGATATAGTTCGTGTAAATGGGCGCAATAAGTTTGGATCGGATTGTCTAGCTACTAATTGTGCTAAACCAGACCATGGACGATCAAATCGCAATATAATATTGTTATCATCTACAACAACAGTATCTGTTGGAATTATTTCTTCGCGATTATCTGTATCGTCTTCTGTAGGAATATCTACAAATGCTGATATAGATGGAAATGTACCCAAATTGTGTTCAATAATCCATTCACTTCTTGCTATAGACTGTGTATGATTGTGTAAAACTTTTCGCTGTCGCCATTCATCTAAGCCGGAAACTCTATCGGGCGAAGAGGCGCGGACAAAATCTGATAATACTTTCGATTGGAACATCTTACCACGACAACCGTGTGTAATAGTACAACGTTGAACTCGTTCTAATCCTTCTACATTGCGCTGATATTCCTTTTCGCGCTTACATACGTCGCACTTATAAACTACAATTGCCATTTTTCATCCTTAAACTAATTGTATTTTAGAAAATTGAGCCAGATATGCTTTTACTAAGCCAGCTGGTGGTTCCTTCTCCAATTCACACATAATACATTTTCTATATAATTTAACATTGCCTTCTGTTTTGAATTCTGGATTTTCTGCACTTACCATAAATGGTAGCATACCCAATCCAATATGACCTTCGGGTGTCTGTTGCATCACTAACACCCTTGCTCTTTCAAGAATAATATAATCTTCTTTTTCTTCAACAAGTGAAGCTATCACTTCTTCAGAAGATGTTGTTTTAAATGTTATAACTGTTTCTGTCACGGTCTTCTCCTATTTATTATTATTTTTATAACCTAATATAGATGGCATATAAATCTATCGGTACAAGGAATATAAACATTCCCAAAAGGGGTCTATCCCTTGATATTACAGCAAAAAATCCCCAAAGTAAGTGTGCAATCAGAAATCCAACAAAAGGCGTAGATGATGCGGCTATACCAAGGGAAATTGACATAGCAACGGCGCTAATAAGAATAAACGCGTTAGCTATCCATTTTATTGTTTCTTGGGTTTTTTTATCGTAATTGGATAAAAGCCACAGATTATACACTGAAAAGAAAAAGGGGTACATTTTTATGCCTTATAATTATTATTAATTGCGTATAATACTATATTATATAAGCACTGTCAATAGTTCGTTATAATTATCAATATGTGATTTGCGAACCGCATAGTAATAAGGTATACCATATATTATAATTTCAGCGCCAGATTCTATACCGGACGCCAAATCTTCAGAAACGTATGTAAACCTAAGCAAATCTGTAAAAACTGCCTTACCTGATTTTTCACCCATTTCTTCAAGAATGGATTCAAGGACTGCCTTGTATTCCTGTGTGGAATTTTCTACTTCTTTACTATAAAGGAATTTATATCCATCTATAGGAAAAATGTAAAATGGATCGGATTTCTCCATTATTGTTTGTTCATAAGTGGTTAGACCATTCGCAAATATAGATCGTTCGCGCAAGTCTTCCAATTCATGCGTAAATGCCCCATTGAACATATTAGAAAAGGCATTTGTCTGTTTTCTTTTACGGACTTTTACCTTCTGAAAATCGCTGTAATTTTCCGGTAAATATTTAACCATAGGCAAACCACCAGATTCATCCAGAAACTGAGTGCATTGTGCCCGTATCAATTCTAAAGTACCGGGTTCGTATCTAAAAATTAAGTCTTTTACACGCATGGTGTAGTATTTATGCGTGTAATAAAGCGGGGCCATCTGAAAAACCCCGCTTTAGTGGTGGTTTATCAACCAGCCTCGGCATCTAACTGCGCGATTAATTCATTCGCAAGTTGGATGCTTTTCGTAGCAATGTACCGCGGACCGCGTTGAATATCATCTATCAGATATGAAAAATCAACCTGATAGAAATACAGTGAAGTACATTCCCATTCATCGTCTTTATTGACGAAACAATAGGCACGTGAACCGACACTGTTTGCGGCTTTCGCGGCTGCCTTGGAAAACGCACGAGACAAGTATTTGACAACTTCGTCAATATTAATCTCTTTTTCCATGGGAGTCCCTCGAAAAAGTGAATGACACATATTAGGAAATCCTAATACACCTATGTGATATACACACTAGGATAATATATAACATTTTCCATCATTTGTCAACTTTCAATGGGTTAAAAGAGCTAAAAAATAGCTGACTGAAAGTCTTGACTGTATTAATTATTTTTGTTATTATCACAAAAAACAATAACGAATTATAAATATTTTTACTCTTCACTATGAAACAAAGACACGCAATCGCACACATGCAGGCAGCTTACGTGTATGCCAACTTATCTTATTGCAATCGCAGGAAGGTTGGTTGTGTTATAGTTAAAAATGATAGCATTATCGCTATCGGCTACAACGGAACTGACCCGGGCGAAGAAAATATTTGTGAAGATGAGAACGGTGTTACTAAATCAAATGTAAGACATGCAGAAGACAATGCAATCAGAAAATTAACAAAAAGTCCAAACGATGGGAATAACAGTGTTATGTTCGTAACTACTGCACCTTGTCGGTTTTGTGCTTCGCGGATTGTCGATGCTGGTATTAAAACAGTCTACTATGATGATGTCTACCATAACGAAGAAGGCATTGAATATTTAACTAAGCATGGTATAGAAGTCTTAAAACTAACCATGCCGGAATAAAAAGTATAATAACAAGGAATAATAATGTCAGAAATGCTTGTCACTAAACGCAGTGGCGAAACAGAGTCTCTTGATTTCGAAAAAATCCACGTTGTTCTTTTTTGGGCGACAGAAGGTATAGCGAACGTTTCAGTTTCAGAAATCGAAATCAAAACAAAAATGCAGCTGTATAATAAAATACCAACATCCGAAATACATGAAACTGTTATCAAATCTGCTGCGAATTTAATATCAGAGGAAAATCCAAATTACCAATATGTCGCTGCGCGTTTAGTTATTTTTACTTTACGCAAGCAGGTCTATAAACAATTTGAACCGCCAAAACTTTTAGATCATGTTAAAACTTGCATCACACGTGGTGTATACGATAAAGAGCTTTTAAGTCTTTATGATGAAGAAGAATGGGAAAAGCTTGATAAGATTGTCAAACATGAAAGAGACATGCTGCTCACTTACGCTGCTGTTGAACAGTTCCGTGGTAAATATCTTGTACAAAATCGCACCACGGGTGAATATTTTGAAACGCCACAGATGGCATATATTTTAATTTCGGCTGTTCTGTTTAGTAAGTACCCCAAAGAAATACGTTTACAATATGTTAAAAATTACTACGATGCTATTTCAAAAGGGCCTAAATCAACCATCACACTACCAACACCAATTCTTGCTGGTATACGCACACCCACAAGACAATTCAGTTCCTGTGTGTTGATTGAATCTGGCGATAGTTTAAATTCCATCAATGAAACTGCAAGTAGTATCGTTGACTATGCATCACTGCGTGCTGGAATTGGTATTAGTGCTGGTAGGTTGCGTGCAAAGGGAGCGGCAGTTCGTAATGGAGAAGCTTATCATACGGGTGACATCCCCTTTTACAAGTATTTTCATGCAGCGCTGAAATGTTGTTCACAAGGTGGTATACGTGGTGCATCAGCAACATTATATTACCCTATATGGCATTTAGAAGCCGAGGATCTTATCGTACTTAAAAATAATAAAGGTACAGATGAAACCAGAATTCGTCATCTTGATTATGGTGTTCAAATTAATGGGTACTTATATGGACGATTGTTAAAAAATGAAAAGATAACTCTTTTTTGTCCACACGAAGTACCAGATTTATATGAAGCATTTTTTGAGAATCAAGAAAAATTTGCAGAATTATATGAAAAATATGAGCGTGCATATTCTATAAGGAAGAAAACAATTCCAGCATTAGAACATTTTAATAATATGTTAATGGAACGAAATAATACAGGAAGGATTTATATTCAAAATGTTGACCATTCAAATACACATAGTTCATTTAATGAAGACACTAGTCCTATTCATATGTCTAATCTCTGTGTAGAGATTACATTACCCACAGCAGAATTAACGCGGCCAAGTAGGATACCATTTGAAAAAGAAAAACATATAGAAGAATTTAAAGATGTTACACCAGAAGAATTTAGAAAGAAATATGGTGAAATAGCACTTTGTACATTATCTTCTATAAACATGGGTGCCATGAGTAATGAAGAAGAAATTCAAAAAACCTGTGATCTTGTTATTCGCGCACTAGATGAACTCCTAGATTATCAAGACTACCCAATGCTTGCAGCTGGTATTCCAGCATTAAAACGCAGATCATTGGGAGTTGGAGTTAGTAACGTGGCTTACTTCATTGCAAAACATGGTCGTAAATATTCAGATGGTTCCGCCAACGATCTAATTAATGAACAAGCAGAAGCTATATCTTATTACTTAATTAAAGCTTCCATGGAACTTGCCAAAGAAAAAGGTAAATGTGATTGGTTTGATGAAACGAAATATTCAAAGGGGATTTTTCCAATCGATACTTATAAATCTGCCGTAGATGATATTTTATCAGAACCTAATTACATGAATTGGGAATCTTTGAAGCATGATGTTATTAAGTACGGTATGCGAAATTCTACAGTTATGGCACTTATGCCTGTAGAATCAAGCTCACAGGTAATTAATGCTACTAATGGTATTGAACCGCCTAGAAGTTCAGTAACGGTAAAAACTTCCAAAGATGGTACCCTTAAACAAGTAGTACCTGAAATTCATAGATTAAAAAATAAGTATGAATATCTTTGGGATATGCCACATACTCGTGGATATTTAGAAATAGCAGCTATTTTTCAAAAATGGACAGACCAATCCATTTCAACCAATACTTCATATAATCCTGGCAACTATCCTGACAAAAAAGTACCGATGTCTGAACTTATCAGAGATGTGGTATATGCATATAAGTTAGGACTTAAAACGCTATATTATCAAAATACTTTGGATGGTAGTGGTGATGTCTTTGAAGAAAAAGACGCAGAAGAAGATTGTGAAAGTTGTAAATTATAAGGAAAGAAAATGGGAAAAATTTTTAATACAGATGCATCCAATCATCTTACTGCAAGAATGTTTCTAGATCCAAATGGTGGTCCAGAAATAGCAAGATATGAACAAGTAAAATATGATAGATTTGAAAAATTTACTGAAAACCAACTTTCATTTTTTTGGCGTCCCGAAGAAATAGATTTATCTACAGATAAAAATGATTTTCGTGATCTCCCACCAGAGCAACAACATATTTTTACAAGTAATCTATTTAGACAAACACTTTTAGATTCTGTACAAGGGCGTGGGCCTAACTTAACACTACTTCCTATTTGTTCATTACCAGAACTTGAAGTATGGTTAGAAACGTGGGGTGCTAATGAAACCATCCACAGCCGTTCTTATACACACATTATAAGAAATATCTATCCAAATCCATCGGAAAAGTTTAACGAAATTACTAAAATAAAAGAAATTTTAGATTGTGCGAAAGATATATCTAAATACTATGACGATTTGTATAAATGGAATATTATTCGTGATGCTAAAAAACTTGGTATTAAGGTACCAGATATTAGATATAACGAATATGAACACAAAAAAGCGTTATGGCTATGTCTTAATAGTATAAACACTTTAGAAGGATTACGTTTTTATGTTTCGTTTGCATGTAGTTGGAACTTTGCAGAACAAAAGCTTATGGAAGGAAACGCCAAAATTATTCGGCTTATTTGCAGGGACGAAAATTTACATTTAGGTTCAACACAATACATGCTCCGAACATTACCTAAAGATGATCCAGATTATCTAAAAATAAAAGAAGAAACAAAGGAAGAAGTTACAAAAATGTTTTTAGATGTAATAAAACAAGAAAAAAATTGGGCAGCATACTTATTTCAACATGGTTCTATGATTGGATTAAGTGAAGAAATACTCGGTCAATATGTTGATTTCATTGGAAGTAGACGAATGAAAACCATAGGACTAGAGGTTCCCTTTGAATACCCAACATCAGATCCCTTACCATGGACTAAACAATGGATAAGCGGCTCACAAGTTCAAGTAGCTCCACAAGAAGCTGAAATATCATCTTACTTAGTATCAGACGTTAAGCAAGATGTAGACACTAATTTATTAAACGATTTAAAATGCAAAGATGTATTAAACTTTCTAAAAGAAAAAAATGTAGCATATGATTACAAAGTTATCGGTCAAGACGTAGACCACGAATATGTTAACAACGTAGTTGGAAGGATGGTGAGAGCAGTTCCTGTTATAATGGTAGACGGTGAAGAAGTCTCTTTCACTACTTTAAAGGAAAATCTTAATTCAGTAAACATGTTAAACTTGTTGGAATTGTAAAAAGGGGCATTAGCCCCTTTTTTATTTCATGTGTTTTGTAATAATTTCTTTAGCTTTTGCGACAAGTTCAGTATCAGGTAACCAAGAATTCATACCTATCATATGTTCTATTTCTTCGCGTGTTATAGAAGTATCATCCAATTGTGGTCTGCCCATTTCATGATACGCTGTACTTACGACAAACCCCGCTTTCTTTTTAATATACTGTGGTGAACGATTCCCGGGGTTCTTAGCAGCTATGCTATTATCTGGTAATATTTCAATGCCTGCTTCTTCGGCGGCTTGCCTTGTTGCAAAACCACCTTTAATACGTACGATGTCGCCAAACTTACCACCTTCCAGTGTTCTATGTGCGTGCAAATTTGTAATATTTTTTTGCCATCTTGGTAGTTTATGATTAGATACAAGGGTTAAATCTGCTGCTGTAAGATTTGTATGAAGTTCAACGTATGCGAATATATCATCCCAATATGCTATGCCTTCTTCGTTAACAAATTGTGCAACTATTGGTGCAAAATAACTTTCGGGATGGTAATCACCCTTTCCTATATTTTCATCGTTTTCTTTTTCTAATATTTCAATGACTTTCATAATGGATTCCTTTCCATTATTTATAATTATTCAAGTACTGATGGCACCGTATTAATAATATGTGGTACGGACATTGTATAACGTAATGAATTACTTAATAATTCATTGGAGTCTTTGGGGGAATATTTTTCTGGTTCTAATGACCAAGTAATATGGAACGCTTTCCCATCGGGTCTTTCACGCGAGCCATTTACAGAAACAACCAATGCTTCCAGACCATCACCAGAATCTATTCTACCAAGAACTTTGACTTCTTCGGCGGCGGTTGGTGGTACAGTATCGCGTGGTACGCCGAATTCAATAGTCACGTGATGACCGACAAATTTAGAATATCTTGGTGGAAATTTAGCTTCGAGATAAGTGCGTGTTTCATCTGTAAGAACGTAAGCGGTGTACATTATTTTTGATTCCGTTGGTTAAGGATTAATAAAATTATTGATGAAAGGAACGGTGTAATAACCATGCTGGCTAACATCCACCCAAAAAAAGTCCTGCCAAGTGTATGTGCATAATAGCCTACTGCGGCACAGACAAGAATAAAAAATAACATTCCCATATTAAAGACCTAATTTTTTAAGTTTTTTAATCGTGTTATCTGCGCTGGTATGTAAAATACCAATGCCACCTGCTGCTATCCATGGTTTAATCGCCTTTTCTTTATCATCGATTAAGATATGATTATCAGCCGCAAACTGTGATTTTTCTACAGCTGCTCTAACACAATTAATTTCAACATTTCCTAAGTGTTTAGGAACCCAAACATTTTTCTGTTTACAGGCGTCATATTTTGAATCGCCCGTTGCTGTAAGGATTTCCGTGTTTGAATACCTAATTATATACTTCCATAATACCATAGCGTCTGGCATTAAGTCAAGTTCTTGCCAAAGCCTACCGCCAGATTTAGTATAATCATCCACAGCTTTCCACATTTTTTTCCTATATTGTGGGTCTGCTTCGTATTTTTCTTCATCGTGTTCAAGCTTAAGGATATCCTTCACACCCTTGGCGAAGTCGGCTAAAACACCATCTAAATCACAATAAATCTTATATTCTGGACGTATATTTTTCACATCTTCCAATAATACCATTAATCATCCCCATATCGATGATTATGAAAATGTTCTTCATATTCCATATCATCCTGTTCAATATTAAATTCGGCCCATTCGCCAACACTTTCAAATGTTTTATTATACGTTTGGTCAAAAACTTTGCCATTTGGGAGAAGTTCTATACCATATACTGATAAAACTTCATCTGGTGATAACCTATTAACTTCATTAATGGTAAATGCTACTTCTTGTGCAACCGCACTGTGGTTGTGTTTACTCATCTTTCCTTTCTCTATAGTTTAATAAAAATATTTATATTAAATTTTTGATGATATTATTCGCATACGTGCCTGTGCAGCTATTTCATCTAATAGTTTAGGTTTATAATCCTGTATTTCACAATTTACATTTATATGTAAAGGATTACCCGTATATGGACATGGAAATATGTGAAGATGCCCGTGAATGTTAATCCAAGGCCATGGTATATTATACATAGGATAATGGGTAAACACTAAACAAACATCAGGGTAATCTATAGTATAAATTAAATGTGTTTCATCAAAATTTAAATTCCGTAATTTTTTACCATTAAAATCATGATTGCCAACTATCAAAATCTTATATCCATGACACTGGTCTAATAATTCGTTAATAGCAGTATTGCCTTGAAAACCAACATCGCCAACCCAAAGACAAATGTCATTTTTATCAACATATTCATTATAGTTTGCAATCATAAATTCATGCATTTCTTCCAATGACATGAATGGTCGCTGGCTAAAACTTATAATATTTTTATGAAAAAAATGCTGATCACTCCAAACCCATATTTTCCTATCTTTATCGGTCGGTGTCACTAATAATGGTTCATCAATATTTTCATTTAAACGCACGATACAATCAAGTTTAGCCCATTTGCCTGGGTGGGCGACACGCGGACGTTCATTGTTACCATATCTCACGATTTCACTAAGATGTTCAATATAAAGGTTACGTAAGAATTTTAATTCAGCTATCTTGTTCTTCTTGGCTTGTTGTTCTATTTCGTTCATCTGCTATTCTTCTAGCTAAATTTATTAAAACTAAAAGTTCCTCATATTCTTTGGGTCGATTTTCTTTTGTCATAGTGGCAACGCCACGCAAATAATTTGCGACGTGACTAGCCTCTAGACCTGTTCCCGTTAAAAGTAATTTCCAAGTATTATCAAGATATTCTTTAAATGCTGGTAATATATGTTTGCAATCATCGGGGCCTTCGATTTTATATGTTGGGGCATTGGGGTTTATTTTTTCAATGGCGCGTGTAGTTTTACGAATGCGTGGGTTTTTCGTAGAATTTACTTTCTTCTTCGTAGGTTTCTTTTTTGAAAAAAGCGGAGAGCTTTCATCAAAAACTAAAAGGTCTTGATCTGTATTTTTACTTTCCGGCATTCCAAACTAAATCCTGAACATCCATTAACAATGCTGCTGCAAATTTTAAATCTGGTTTTTTTGGAAGTTTTGTTTTTTTATACCATACAACACGAACTTCCTCATCCATCTTTGTAGCATAATCAACAATTTCATCATATGTCCATGCGCCGCCACGAATTTGAAGTAACTCAAGGGCATCCGGGCGCTTGACAACAATTTCTTCATCGCGAAGTGCTTCCACACCCATGCGCAATAATCTTACAAGATGCATAGCATGTTTTGTATCATAACCAAATTGTTCTTCAAGTTCGCTACGTACTTCATTTCGATTATTTTTCCATTCCCAATATCTTTCATGTTTTTCTTTAAATTCACGATAAATGTCTTTATTGAATTTAATAACCATAACTGGGAGTGTGTCTTCAAATTCAGAGCGATCACCTTCATATGTGGTGTTCAATTTTCCAAATGTGTCAAATAGTTCTCTACCCTTTTCAGGATATACACCATAGATGTTACCACCAAACGGCACCAAACGATGGTCTTCATTCCATTCATCAATATTCAATTTTAACATTTTTTCTTTGCCAAAGTATTGCACCAAAGATACGTAATCCTTGGGCTTGGGTGCTTCTTTTGGTTGCGGGTTATTGATCCACTTATTATGACCTTTAATACGATGTAACTGTGACAACGCATAGCCAGAAGTAGTAAAGGCAATCTTAGAAGAAAGTAATTTATGTCGATGTTCGCGAAGCAAATCATATGCAGGCGTTCTGAATGTAATATCAGTATCATTAACCCAAAGAGTTTCGATAATATTTGGGTTACAATCCAAACACAGTTTCATGAAATGTGCGAGTTCATACAGTTTAGTATCTTCTTCCGCAATGTCATCACATTCACGCACAGTAAAAAATGGTGTACGAACGTTTACAGGATCACCGCAGAAGATACCACGAAAATCTACATCTGAAGATGGTAAATTTGTTCCATACGAAATCGATCCTGCATAGTGTTTAACCAGCATGTTATCTTTCATAAGACTTTGGGCGTCTTTTGGTCGCAGTGTTTTAATTTGGTGCGTAAACATTTGTTTTGCCTATAAAAATAGCCATATGCGTATTATACCGCATATGGCTATATATGTCAACAATTTATATAAACATTAATCTTCGCTTTCACCAAGACCTTTTTCTTCGCGTTTAGCTTTACGTGATTTTCCTTCACTAGTATCAACATCGGAATCTTTGACACCAGCATCTAAAAATTCATCACATTTGGCTTCACAAAGTTCTAAAATTTTGGCTTTATTTTCATCCCATCCATCCTTCATCATCCAACCTTTTTCTTGACCTGGAAGTGAATAGTATGCACCTTTTTGTGTTATAATTCCTAAATTTTTGGCAACATCTAATAGACCATTATATGGGTCCATTCCTGTTTCATATGGAACTTCAATAGTCACTGTTTGAAATGGTTGCGTGAATCTTGTTTTATAACCTTCAACTTTCATGCGCATACCGAGAATATTTTTTGAATCGTTTTTATCTTTTAGTTTTAATTTACTTAATAAAGCTATATGTGATAAAGAAAACTTTTCAGCGTCATTTACAATATACAATCCTTCACCATTTAACAGATCTTGGTTTTTATAAACCCCATCTGTTACAACAATAGAAATGTTTAAATGTTTAATTGCTTGAACAAATTCGCGCAGCATTGCTTTGGTTTGTTTTGAACGTTGTCCTTGATCGCCTTTTGAAACACCTTTCGCGTAGTTTTCTTCCTCTGTTTCTGTCATTAACATACCAAGACTATCAATAACAATAAGTATTTTCGGTGCATCTTCTGCACGTCCATATTGTTTTTTATAATCTGTAGTAAACTTGCTAACTACTCTTTTACATTGTGGAATGGTGTCAATATCAATATAGATATAATTTTCTGAATCTGGATCTACACCGATACTTCTAACGAAATCGTCATCTAATGCATGTTCAGAATCCAATACTACGACAATCGCACCTTCTTGTTGTGCTTCTCTCATAATATTACATGATATAAAAGACTTGCCTGTTTGTGAACCACCTACGATTCCTAAAATTCTACCTTGTGGAATTCCACGAAGGTAACTTCCACCAAGAATTTTATTCATCACATAGTTGCCTGTTGAAAACCAGTAACGTGGAGGCTCGGAAGCCCCCACATCAAATCCGGCTTTCTCAAGGTCTTTGGTAATACCTTTAAGAAAATCAGCCATGGTTCACCGCCTTATTCAGCAGATGCTTTTTTGCGATTACGGATGATATCAAGAATATCATCAGACTTTTCTTCAAATTCTGATGCTTCAACAGTTGTATTTGTTGCCACTGTATCGACTTCATCATCCATTACCACTGTATTGCTTGCTGCTGATGCTGGTGCACCGCCGCCTGCTCCGCTATCACCATCTTCATATGCAGCGCCTGTTAATGCAGCTTCTAACATTAATTCTACTTTTTCCAATCCTGGATTTGCAGGCAATAATGAAGAAAGTATTACCATTTCATCTTCCACTAAAGCGATTTCATCTTCAGTTAAATCAGAAGAACGGCGTGCAAATTTAGAACCAACGTCATACTTAGGACGACCACCAACTTCGGTCTTCTTAATAACAAAGTCTGTGCCATTTTTAAACAAATATGGGATCTCATCAAGATCACCGCTTTCAAACGCTTCTTTGATTACACTGTAAAGTTGGAAACCAAAGTTAAGAAAACGCACTTTACCTTCACTGTTTTCACCAGTTTCTTGATCGGGTGCAAGTGGATCTTCTACAATAAGTGCTTGAAGAATGTGTTGCTTTTTGCGCCAGTATTTTTTACCATTGGGACTTTCTTTACCTTCATCTTTGTAGTAAGCCGAAGAAACCTTACAAATTGGGCATTCTTCGTCGTACATTTTTAAGCAAGGTACTGAACGGGTTTCACCATTGATTTCCAACGTGTGCATCAATTTTTCAACCATAAAACCGAGTGGATTATTTCCATCTTTATCTGGTAAAAAACGTACAACGGCCTGTTCACCGGCTTTCATATCCCAAAAGCGGTAATAGTTACTTGGGCGGGATTCTTGGGTGTCTTGTTTTTTGAATGCAGCGCGTAGCTGTTCCATTGAAAGTGTCATTTCACATCTCCTTCTTTTCTAATTATTGTTGTGTTTTCACTTCTTATTTTACTAATGGGTTATTTTTCCATTGCCCATCAATGGGGGGACTATACTATAAAAAATAGTAATTGTCAATACTATTTATGCGCCAGCATTGTAATTTGCCAAAATTTGAGCCGAGGATAATTGATATTTGTAAATGGTTAAAGAATCTATTAAGAAATCTCCCGTAGTAGAGGCACCTAAGTTAGGCGTATATGCCAAGGTACAAACTCTGCTTACACCTGAAGTTAATGCTGTAGTAGCGGTTCCTGTAGCGGTTTGCATTGCATCTTCAACACCATTTATGAATATTTTAACGCTTTGCGATCCCAACCATTGGGCTACAACATGATATCTGGTTAGAGTGCTAAAATTTTGAATGGTTTCTTTACTATAGCGACCAGCATTATCACCCCATGCTAAACCGCTACCATATCCAACTTGTAATTTACTCGTTCCTGTGCCATTTATCCAGAATCCACTATGTTCGGCTCCAACCGATAAACCAAGATCAACATGGGTTGTAAAAATACGACATGCAAAAGCGTATGGTATAAACCAAAATTCTACTGTTAATGGCCAAGTTAACGCTCCCAAATATCCCAAATTAGCGTAATCGCCAGCGTTTCCATTAAAGTGGATAGCTCCATTTCGTCTAAATCTATTGTTTACTTGTCCAACAACACCGTCGATATTTACAGCTTCAACAATGGTTCCATTAGAAACATTACCAATGTCTTCTACCAAAGTTTCGTTGTTAGTAACAATACCATCGTGATTCATTGACCAATGTGCGAATGGATTTAAAGATTTGACTTGTTCATAATATGGTTCATAATTTCCATTTCTCAACCATAGACTTCGAGCGACTTCTGCACGGCAAGGTGAATCGGATTGATAGAT